ATTAAACAGCCAGCCGCAGAGCCTCTCCCTGGACCTGTGATCCACCCCTTATCATTACAGAACTTGATGATATCCCACACGATAAGGAAGTAACCAAATAGATCCGCCTCTTCAATAACACCAAACTCACGTATGAATCTGTCCCCATATAACTTCTTAACTTCAGAGTCTGTTATAATACCCTTATCTACTAGGTAGGTCTTCCACCCCTCTCGACATAGCTGCTTTAGATAGTCCTGTTCACTCTCACCGTTTGGGGTAGGGAAGTAGGGAAGGATAGGACCGCTTAGAATATCATAGTCTTCACACTTATTATAGATATCCTCAAGTGATTTAGAACTCTCTTCATCTAGCTGGTATAACTCAGACAGTTGATCCTTACCTCGCACATAAAAGTCCGTAAACTCAAAGAACTTGACATATTCATCAGGAAGATCAAAATTTCCCCTCTCAATCTTTGGAAGGGTGGTTTTTAGACTTGTGCATAAGAGGAGTCTATGTAGCTCGGCGTCTTTCTTATCGGCGTAGTAGGATGACCTTAGTAGTTCTGACTTAATATAAAAGTCGTCTCCGGAGATTGGCGAGTTACATTCTCCATCAGCAATACAAATAAGGTTCCCCCTTGCACAACGTCTACTCAATACCTCACTATCGACATCACCATCCTTGATAGATGAAACGATCTTGATTAGATCGAGCCAGCCATCTTTGTTTTTGGCAAACAGTTTAAATTTGTCAAAAGAGCATCCGATAATGGGCCTAATACCTACAGCTTTACATGCTTTAAAGAATTTCACGGAGCCGGAGATTGAGTGATAATCTGCAATCCCACAAGCATTGAAACCGTTAGATTCGCATTTTCGGGCAAGTTCGGTAGGTTTAGTATACCCACGTAGTAGTGAGTAATGAGTATAGTTGCATAGGGGGAACCACATGTTTAGCCTGTCCAGTTAAGTTCTCTTACAGTTCTCGTTTTGGTAGAAGTCTTGCCAATTAGTCATTAAATTTCTCCAGTAGTCAAGAACTGTCCTCCCACCATTATATCACGCGGAAGGCTAAAATGCAAGCGTTTTCTTCAAATTTCCCAAGAGTTTTCCAATTCGCCGTCCATGAACGTGCGAAATTCCTTACACTCTGGGTTAGTGCGGAGTTCATGTAGCAGTTTATCCGACTTATCGTTGTAGAAGTTAGTGATATTTTGGCCTGACTCAAAAACCGTTTGTGATCGGTCTAGTTGGTCTATGACAAAGCTGCGAAATTCTGGAAAATTATACCAGTAGTCCATTTTCTCACTAATAATACAAAGACATAACCCTATTGTGTATATAGATGTTTCAAGTAAACCGGCAACCGCTCCAAACTTTTCAGGATTACCCCTACCCGCTAGATGATCCTCAACCGCAACCAGACCCCCGTTGTAAAATGAGACCCACTCATCAACAATATATAAGGGGCGATCATTCCAGTCAGTAGCCCCAACAATATAAGTGGGATATATGCTACCCCTTAAGGGTTTAGGAATATAGTCAGCCACAAGTGCTTTAGAGAATGGCGGTTCTAGTATATAGATACCGCCCTTATTAGCTATGTAAAAACCGTTATACTTACCATTGAGGTCTTTATTTCTAAAAGCCTTACTACGTAGAGAGCTATTGATGTAGTGTGTTGCCTCATGAGCTGTTGTACTTCGGTTTTGTTCTATCTCAACCCGTGGCGTTCTAGTCATGACCTGGTCATATGATGACTGTACCTGTGAGTCTCGTAGTTTCTCCACTTCAAAATATTCAACCATATCAACCGGGTGCCTCATAATATCCAATGGAAAAATCTGGGGCTGTCAGGTCTACTAGGGTTTTCTCCATACCATTCTTCTGAAGGTGGTCTCCTACATCCTGGCAGATACACTTGTCACTACCTTCGAAGCTATTCTTACCAAAATGGCAGATTCTAGTACACTTCCAGTTGCTTCTGTCCCGTGAGATAGGACGTGGGTTCTGGTTATTAACAATATCCTTATAACGGTTTTTTAGAATTCCCAGGAATCTATCACGGTCTTCTGGTTCGAAGAATAGCGTAAACGGCCCCCCATCCTTTACGTAGTAGATCGTCATAGCAATATTTTCATACTGGGGATAAAGTCGTGATATAGCATAATAGTATAGCAGCAACTGAGGGTCATTTTGTAACTTGTCATAATCTTTAACAGCCCCTGTTCCCCAGTCTTTTCTTTGTCCGGTATTATGTGTTGGGATATAATTCTCCGTACATAAGTAGGTATTATCAAGACTGTCAACAGAAATACATTGAGTTTTCTGAGAAACCCCCTTTTCAATACTTATAACTCTCCTTGTTGATGATCTTCCCGGACCCCAGTTTGGATCTATTCTATCCGCTTTTCTAGGAATGGTAAACGGGTTTATATCAATAGGACGAAAAGTTATCGGGTAAACAGTTACGTCTTTCTTGAAATTAGTATCACGTTTAATTATGGACTGATTAGGACGCTGCCCCAGTGTCAATAGTAAGTGTTTTACATCGTCAGAGAGTCTTTTATTACAAGATGTGAATACCGCCTGTTTCCTTACGGTATTAGCATTACCATCCGTGTCCATTAGACCTTGAAGTAGACTCAATCTCTGATTATATGTTCCACGAAAGTATATTTCCGGAATATGTTTATTATGTAGAACACCTAGTTTACGTAGTTCAGGCGTAGTACGTAAAATCGTATGGGTTCTTAATGCAGAGTCACCCCTTTTCTCTATATTCCCACCAATTGAATAACCGGCATTTTCTATGTTATCAAACACTTCATCGTCGGCTCCACTTATCTCACAACTTCGATTTCGACCGTCTCCCAGCCAAGCCCCTAAGAGATATGGATCTATAGGTAGGTCCACATAGTCACAATCAATAGGTTTAGCCACATTTATATGGTCTCCGACCTTAAGATCTGTAATAGGAACCGTCTTATTATTAGACAGTTTCCATAAATGCTCATAATCACACACGACCGAAGACTTATCATCAAAAGTAATTACATAGCAATCTTTGAACTTAACCATAGACTTACCTACAACAGTACATTTTTCTCCGTACTGGTCAAATACCTGATCGCCCTCTTGAATTTCTCCTATAGTAACCCAACCCTCAGGGGTAGGAAGTTTAGTATCTAGAGGAAGCCCTTTCCAATCTATGACTTCAGCGGTGGTAGGATCAATCTCAGTAATGAGGTCGATTGTACCCTTGATAGCTAATTGTCCAGTGATTTGATTACCCTGAGCGTCAACAAAGTCATATTTAGCCCAAGGTTCGTCAATAGTAAGGTCAAAGTGAGGTTCTGGGTCTACAATATTACGTTTACGTGGATCGAAGACTCCTTGTTCCATAATAATATCAACCAGGCGAGTAACCTCTTTGCGGTCGCCCTTAGTCCAATGGTGATTAGATATATCTGTATAGTTCTTGAATGCAATATCTTCTAATCGACGAAGGAAGTCTTCAGTATACAACTCCACGGCGTTTATCTTTACCTTACCAGTTACTGGGTCGGTACACTCAATGGTCTTACGTTTGGGGTTATCCTGTTCGAACTTCTTTAGTCCGGCGATAACCTCCATAACCTTATGAACGATTGTCCCTAACTCCGCTTTCTTCCCTGAGTCTGACTTATAACCCAGTACGTAGGTCATAAAGTACTGCATCTCGCAGAACGTATAGTTGACCATACTGCTAGATCTAATGTAGGCACATAGCATACTACTCTTTCTCTATAATAGGTAGTTCATCCACAATAGGGGCGAACAGCATTTCGATTTCAGCCACAAGTTCTTGTAGTGTTCCGTCCTGTAGAACTCTGGTGAACAATGACTCGTCAATATCATCTACGCTAGTTTCACTAGCGTGAGTATCTTTAGAAACAGACCTGGGGAGTTTAAGTAGGTTGCCGGGCATACCCCTAATGACTTCTCCCTCATTTGGATATCTAACATCTGTTATAAGGGCGATCTCCGTATCATCTGTTATTATCTTGTTTACGGTATAATTTAACCATACTGGCTCCCACATCTTACGCATAATTTCAGAACCGAAGAACTGCATCCATTCACGTGCTGTCATGGCTCCTTCAGGGTGATAAGTCAAACAAATTCTTTCAAGACTATCCTGCATTTTATTACTACCCCAATCTTTCTCTATAGGGAACCAATCACACAGCATATTACCAGCCTCTTCTTCATAAGTCTCCTTCGTTATAATGCCAGGCATATTCTCCCACCTAAGATGTTCCTGCGGTCTATTCTTCTGCTTATCAGTTCCATACATACACTCAGGTGGAATATTAAATAGGTGGACACCAATATCCTTAAGAGCGTCCATGAAGCTGTATACCTTTACGTAGGGCCAGAACGTACTAGACGCATATTCCACAAACTCCGGGTCTCTGCGGGTAATGTCAAATTCTACCCACTTCAGACCATCAGCCGCCCTAGTGGACTTAATAAGTAACTTACCAAAGTCATCAATCTTGTAGTCAATGATCAGCTTCATTTTCTTAAGAACCATACCGTGTACAACATTAGCACACGTATTCTTACCAGACTGCTTCTTACCAGCGAAACCAAATACCTTCATAATAATGCTTCCTTTACTTCGTCAACGCTCATTTCCCCGATGTCTTTTCTAGTCATCTTAGGGAATACCAATGTAAACAGCCTATTCAGTTTTCTGACGGCTTTCATCTTAGACTCACGACCAGCCTGATCGTTGTCTGTTACAAATATCAATGTCGTAGCACCGGACCTTAACAATAGTCCCTTCTGATACTCCGAAATGTCCTTACCTAGTAGTCCAACACAGTTGAATATACCGGCCTCGTGCATTCTCCACACGTCACCCTGCCCCTCAGTGACATACAGCTTCATACTATCTAACTTCACAGCTCTATGGAAGTTATACAAGAACTGAGACTTCTTAAAACCAAGGGAGTACAAATATTTGGGCTCCATGAACTCTTCGGTTTTTCTCGCAATATATGATACCCGATTACCCTCTTCATCATCGATTGGGATAATAGACCTCCTATACATAGGAGAGCTATACTCCATACAATCTTCTACACCGAATAACTTAAGAGTCTCTTTATTGAATCCCCGAGACTCGAAGTACGGCGACCCCTCTAACGTAGTAGGGAACTTAGCGACAGGAATGTCATCTTTTTCCTCACGTTTAGAAAAAATCTTGATAATATCGTGCAGATCTGACCGTTCAATGTGGTCGGTCGATAAATTTCTACCGTCTCCCAGGCTATATACACGGTTTATTAGGCTCAGTGCGTCTGAGAAAGAGCAGTCTTTCACACCCCTTACAAAGTCAAAGATACTATTACCGTAATCCTCATGACACCCGTGACTCCAACAGCTCCAACATCGTTTCTCAAGCGAGATAGATAGAGACTTATTGTTATCACTTTGATGCACGGGACAGCACATAAACAGACTGCCACTCATTTCAGTGTAGTCGCTTAATCCTAACTCATTTAGAAGCGGATCAATATCATCAAGGATGATACTCTCAACTTTTCTAAGATCCAATGTTTCTTTTGGAGTATTCATACCAGATGAGGGCAATATTTGCTAGAGAATAAGCGAACCACATTAATGCGTGCGGGTAATCTTTTTGCTGGATGTTATGAAGACATGTTAGTAGGTAGCAGATAGTTGCTATGACTATGAAGAGTATGCTCAATCTTTCACCCACGTACAATTTAGACATACTTTACAGAAAAATCGAACTAAGAAGTTTGGCTTGTAGCCCTCGTGGGGGCGATATTGCATACCATTTAGACCATCAACACTTGACCCAAATAAATAACAGGTCCAGTCTGAATATTTTTGATTATTTACACCAACTCCCGAAATTTCATATTCAGAATTTAACTTACTATATTCACTCTTCATCGTACTCGTCGGCTCCATCGATAGCTCCTGTCTTAGAACGTAGGGCTTGTATTTCATCCCTCGTTGGTAATTCTAGTAAACGGGCATATTCACCCAACATATTCATATTGATATAGTTACCATCTTCCATACCTACACCATTTCTACTAACTCCAACCACTAATTTCCTATTACCAGTATTAGGTCCATCTTCGGCGATTTCCTCTGGAGACTTATGCTTAAACACAGACCATGATGTGCAAAGCCAGATAAGTCGGTCAGAACCACTAATAGCCGCCGTAGATTCAGATGTAATACCATCACGATTTAACTGTGTAAGGGCAATACATGGGAAGTCATACTTTCTAGCCATATTATGTAGAGATGTAATCTGGAACCCAAGTGCCTGGTACTCCTGAATAGAAGCATTAAGGCTGTCTCCGCTCGTTAGCTTTAGGTAATCATAGATGACAAGGCAGTCATTTGTACGCCCATTCTCATCGACCCCAACGGTCCCTATCACCCACCGCTTAATTATATTCAGAATACTCTCAATAGGCTCGCCGGAGACATTAAGGTAATTAATAGGGAGACCCTCGACCTCGCTAGCAGCCTCCCAGAGAGTTTCCAGCTTGTCTGGATCTTCGCTGAATTTGCCAGTTGCAATATCATTGATCTCCACCCCCGTCATGTTAGCCATATTACGAGCCAACTGGTCTTCCTTACCCATTTCCGTATCCAGTAGTAGTACCGGAATATTGTTCCTAGATACATGCAAAGACACATTAAGGGCGAACACAGACTTACCCGTCTTAGGTCGTGCTGAGATTAGCTCAACTCCACCACGACGAGGACCGCCGCCAATAGCAGCGTCATAACGCCCATAACCAGTGGAGATACCCATCTGTTCGCACTTATTGTCGATCCGGTCTTGAATATATTCTTTAACATCTGACCCCAGTAAACTTGGAGCTTTAGATGTTGAGTCTTCCCTTAGTAGTTCACCAATGGGATTTTCAATCATGGTCATTAGTTCATCAATAGACTCATCGCCAGTTATATTCTCAATATCTCTAATGAGAGTACCGGCAACTTTCTTGGCATTACGAGCAAACTCATACTTCTTAACCTGCACGGCAAATCTAAACACATTAGACTTATTAACAGGAAACTGCATAAGGGTATTGATGTAGTCTAGCTCTTGTGGATTATTAATCACCTCAATTAGATCTAACATAGAGGCTGCGGAGAGAACAGACGGAACGTCTACCTCCATACCTTCTACCATCATCTTCTCTATGCACTTATAGAGTACACCGTTGTTCTGGTGTGAGAAACTCTTACTAGTCAGAAAGTCAGATACATCTACGAATGTTTCCATACCATAGCTAAACAATCCTGCTAGTACCGCCCGTTCCGCTCCGGGGTCCGTCAATGAACTATCCACTTATCTGCTGCCTCCACATTTGTGACATATATGGTAATTACCACTACTGAAATCATCTCTCTTCTCGAACATCTTATCACATAAAGTACACTTAACATCAACCATTATTGGAGCCACTCTGACACCCTTCTCAGACAGTGTAATGTCCGGAGTTATGTTCTTATCATTCCTATGCTCTGCTCCATCATCATGCCATAGGTTCTCACCTGTGCCCTGGACTGGCGTACGAGAGCTTATGGAACCAGACTTCTTTGATGAAACTACAAAACCCTTACCGTCCTTGCCCTTAACGATCTTAGGGGCACTCTCCTGCGTTTGTGGTGCGGGGACTTTCTTTGACTCTTCTATTATACCCTTCAGTAGAATCGCCTTTTGTTCATCATTGAGTGAGTCAATAAACTCCGGTGACATTTGTTCTATATTCATAATCTCTTCCCCTTATCAGTTAGAATGTCTATTTTCTTTCTTAGATTAAATTCCTTACTCTTTAGTGTCAGTATCCTAGTCTCTGCCACCATCTTGAACTCACTTAACTTGGTGGCGACCGAATTCTCTCGAATAATGATCTGCTCTTTAAGATCGTAGGGTCCAAATATACCAGCCACGCTATCGAACTCCCTAGCTACCATCCTAGTTAGGTGATACTTACAGTAGTTGACTATGGCTTCTTGTTTTGATTTCTGTGCTACGACATGATCTATATAACTTGTAAGCATGAAGGCGTAGTTAAAACATTCATCTGTAGTTAGGGCCATTAGATCCTCAATATTTAGTTTCTCAACTTCTCTGCACTCCGGGTATGCTACTGGTGCTGCCAAGTCCTTATTCTCAAGATACTCTTCTATCCTATGAAGAAACGTTTCCAGTCGTGCATCTATTCCTAATTCATCTGTCTTCAAGTTGACTCTCCCACAATTCCGGTTCCGAATACTTAAAAGCTAATAGGTCTATCTCATTTAGCTCACACCACTCACGTTTCAGCCTATCCCTCTTAAGGTGGTCAATCCATCCCATGCGTCCTCCGTGGAAGTGTTTGATAAACTCATAATGTTGTCTGCCATTTACTTCTATGGCGAGGTCTAGGTTGGGAATATAGAAATCAAGAAACAGGCCGCGTAGGTTGCACCCCTGTATCTTCATCTCTTCCAATATCTGGTATCCCTTGAACTTTCCCTGGATTAGTGTTCTGGCCTTAAGATGGTAAGTTGACCTCTTTGATCGTCCGTCTATATTACCGACCACCTTATAGTCATTAACGCTGACGCTATATTCTCGATCATTTAACCCGATAAATTTCACAGTTCGATACTCTGAACTTCATCGTATAACATGATACCAACTTCAGGGTTATCATCCATCCACTTTACAAGATTAAGAATACCCTGGAACTTAAATAGTTTCTCGACGGCCTTTTCGTCGTCTCCATCGACTTCATTTCTTTTAAGAACATCTTGCATAGCTTTAGTAGAGATATTATCAATACATAGACGTATAGTATACCATGCCCCTTTAGCTTCAATGAATCCAAGTTCAGAGGCCATATGAACAATCTCCTTGTTCTTATCCACACCTACACCCCAGCGTAACCAACCTTCAGCAGATGATCCCGGTTTACCACCAGCGGAAGCGGTTTTGATATTCCAGTAGATCTGTTGACCAACCTCATCATCACCTTGCTTCCAGTAACTCTTACCACCAATGTCAAGAATTGTACTTGCCTGATACTGGAGTTGGTTACCGCCGTCAGATACGGTTTTAGGAGCCATTGGCCCTCTTGCACCCGTATTAGCAATCTTGTGTGTAATGAATAGGAGGATAGCACCACTACGTGGAACGTCACCACTCGTACGCTTAAGGAAGTTGCCGAGCAGTTTAGGTAGTCCTGCACGAATGCCGCCCTTAATCTCACCAGCTAATTCTTCTGCCGGCAGCATATTAGATGTACTATCCATTATAAGTACTAGGTCCGGAACGGTCCTTACCAGATGCTCTGCTGCATTTAGATACATTTCGGCGGAAATCACTGGCTGTTCCTCAGTAGGACCAACAACCATGAAGTTCTTTTCAATGTTTAGATCTTTAATCTGCTCCAAGTGCATCTTAGATAGTCTACCCTCTGTATCAAAGTAGTAGATATTTTTGTTGTGGTATTTCTGACAATGAGCAGCGAAGGTGAGAGCAGTCACTGAATTATGGGTAACTACAAAATTATCTGTCAGGTATAACTGCTCTGGATGATCTATAGTTATACATTTTGATTCCTCCCGTCTTACTTTTTCTATTTTAGTAATAGATCTATTTAGAGTTTTCTTAATTCTCTTTCTATCAAAAACCTTACGGGGCATAGAAAATAAGTTCGAAACACATTCTCCAGATATATGTAATCTATATGACGGAAACCTTTTCCCATTACATTTAGTTGTCCTATATACAGTTTTTACAGTATACCCCAATGATTGTATAAGCTCTTTAACGTTTTCAGCTAAACGCTTAGAAACACTGGTATATTCTGCGGTTACACCATTTTCATTATAGCCATCTGTATCCATTAATCCTTGTATCAACTTCCATCTATTTGATACAGAATTGAATTTATAGATATTCGGTATAAATTTAGTATGAGATGTAGTCCCCAATAAATCTAATTTTCGCAATTCGTTTGTTATATGATTATCACCAACTTTATTATCTGGATGAGACAAAACATATCCATATTTACCATCAGGTCTACAGTTTAAACCAATTGTTTTAGAATACTCTTCAAACTTATCTATAATGTATTTATCCGCAGAAGTTATAGAAACTGACCTTGTAGACATTCCTCCATCACCTAATAAACATCCTAGTATATATGGGGGAATTGGTAGGGACTCGTTATTAAAAAACACAGGACTGGTTAAAGGCACTTTCCATTTCGCTCTATCAGAATAAGTTAATCCTTGAGATATGATATCTAGTAACGATAATATTTCCCACTTTATGCTATACCCACTTTTAGTGCTGTAATTTTTCTTAACTTTCCATAGATGATTAATTCCACATTCAGCATATTCTCCATCACTAAAATGTACCATATATACATCTTTAACCCCTTGTGGATGAATACTTAATACTTTTGCAGTTTTACCATCAGGAGTGCATATAGTATCGCCTTCTAATATAGAACCCATAGTAACTGGACCACTAGGTGTATATACCATAGAACTTATAGGTTGTTCTTTTCCTGTCTTCGGTGGACCAGACATAACACATACGGTCCCTTCTCGGATTCCCCCACCCAACTTATCATCTAGTGCTGGCGATAGACTAATTACCTTAAGATCCTGTAACTGGTCTAGTACTTCGTTTCCTTCACTTATAATCTTCCCAATTTTCCCATTGATTTCATTACTAACTGAATCCCCATATTTAGTCTTAACTTTGTTTACTTTTATTTTCGCTTCAGCCATCTAAATCTAAACCTCTCAATTTGTTAATACCACCCTTCTTACCAAAGGTGGTTTTTCTTACAGTAGGATTTTCCAATATTTCTAATTCCTGCCCAGTCGTCTTTTGGGCATCCTTGGCGTCTTGTTCTTTCTTATATCTCCAGATCACTCCCCGTACACGTTTATTCTTTAGTGAGAATGTACTCTTGAGTTGAGGAGACATTACAGCTTTAACAACGACGGCTTCGCCAAATTCTTTGATCAGTTCTAAAGCAAGCATAAGTTGCTTCTTATACTTCCATGACCACTTCTTGTGGTTCCAAAACTTGAATGGTAGGGAGCCAAGGTTTTCAAATTCAGCAAAGTTCATGAGCATCTTCTCGGATATGAAGGCTGCACACGTGCAATGATCACCGGTCGTTACATGCTTATACTTACTCTTCTCTGTTCTCTTTCGTTTTTCGCTGGTCATAGATGAGGGTCTCTTTAAAGCAAAGATCAATTGGGTCTATTACGCTTCGTTCAATTACTAACTCTGGGATTTGCCACCATTCCTTATGAACCATCCCCTCTTTAAGAACGCCAGTAACGTAAAACTCTATTGTTCTACATCCCATAATACCCTTAGCGGCCTTGGCAATATAGATGCCGTCCGCGTCATGTAGAGATATACCGACCTCGTGGGAACGAAATTGTAGAGATAGTTCACTAGGAAATACCCCTACATCATCGCAGATCCGCTTAATGTCCATCCAACCATCGACCGTATCAAGGAAAAACTCTTGCCCATCAGATAGCTTACACTTAATCCAAATGGCATGTTTATTTGTTCGATAGGCTTCTAGCCATTTAACACGGTTCATCGTTGCTTGCTACTTGTAATACAATTAGACATTCTACTAGTAACGGTCTTCCCCTTTTCGTAGATCAAGTCTCCAAGTTGAGACATACCCTCCGTCATTACAACTGGGTTATTTTGAGATGGAATAGGGTCGCCAACTTTATAATCGTTTTGCACCTCTACCCCTACCGCATCTAACTTCTTAAGAAAATTATTAATAGAAGTCTTGGATCTGTCTAGTTTTTTAGCGATAGCATCTACGTCTGTAGACGATCTCTTCTCTTCAATCCAAAATTTCTCTAGGTCGCTTAGTGGTCCTGTTTTAGCCATTGGTTCGTGCCCTATCAGCTTTGGTTAGATAAATATTATTCTTAGTACTTAAGAACATCATATAGAAATCAAACGTGTTCTTACTTATACGTACCATTCTAATCTCTTCTGGGTGAAACCTCTTTTTTGAATACGTTCCCGAGGGATCGAAAAGTGTTCCACCAAACTCCCGTCCATAATATGTCGTGGAGTCTTCTTTTGTTAGCTTTTTTGCATAGAATTTCTCATTTTCTCCGAGAATTTCCTTGCCGTCTTTGTTAAACCACACCTCATCAAACTTACTGACAATGTGTTCGTCTTGTATAAATCGCATTAATCACCTTCCATTATATATTTCTGTTTCTGGTTTTCATTCATCTTACCGATTTTCTTCTTCGTATCCTTATCTGTGTTCCACCAGGGACCAGTATCTTTTTTAGGATTACGTTCTGCCAGCAATGCCTCATTCTCATTAATGCGATTCTTATTCGCTTTAAAGTTGCGGTTAGCAAGTTGACCTACGGTAGTAGCTTCCCCTTTAACAAAGGTTGCCATGCCCCCAGAAACTAAACGTTCTAAACTTTTACTCTTACACACCGGACACGTCTTAAGAGTTCTGGCCTTAATAGACTGCTCTTTCTCAAAACTATGTCCACATTCCCCGCAACAGTATTCGTATGTTATCATTCTTCCTCTTCCTCTAGTAGTGGTAATACTCTTTTCAATATTCCACTTCGTTGTATATCTTCGTAACCCATAGTAATAACACCTACACCATCCGTATTACCTATGCAACGTATAGCTCTACTTAGACCGCTATTGTCTAGGTCAGTCTGTCTCATATCCCCGTTTATCAGCACTTTAGAGCCCTGCCCCATTCGGGTAATGAACATCTTAATCTGGGCAAAGTCGCAGTTCTGAGCCTCGTCAAGTACCATATAGGAATTATCAAAGGTTGCCCCTCTCATTAACTCCACTGGGTGATAGAAGATCTTTTGACTATCTGGCGGCACGCCGTTGGTGTACTCTCCGTAATACTTACGGCCCAAGAAGTATTTTAGGTTTTCTTGCATAGGCCCCATATATGGGTCAGTCTTAGCTTTTAGGTCACCGGGTAAGAATCCAAGTTTTCCAGCAGCGACTAAAGGTCTTGAGACAACCAGTCTACCAATTCTTTCTTCATGAAGATGTTGGGCGGCGATACCAGAAGCAACAAAAGATTTACCAGAACCACTGGGGCCAGTGCAGAAAATGATGTCATTCTCCAGTATAGCCCTAATATAATCTGATTGATTAGCGGTCCTAGCTTGTAAAGATTTAACGCCAGATGATTCGCCCTTTGGTCTATATTCCTTTTCCAAGAACTTCTCATAGTGAGCATTATATCGTTTACTACTACTTTTTTTACGTGCCATTGTGGGCCTTTATGTTATTCGAATTTATGAAGGTCAGATTCCTTAACGAAGATTCCATCTATCATCTTTCCCTTGCGGTCTTTAATGTCATTCCATGCGTGAGCCATACAGTCTATGAGATCTAGACCATTTCTCTCCGCTATATTTATTAACACTACTATCATATCACCAATATCGTCAACTGGCGTGGCTCCAGCGTTACAACTAGCCTTAAGCTCATCAAACTCTTCTTCTAGCTTACCAATTTGTTTTTGGTCTGTTGAACCGTTTATAAGGTTGCGATCATGATGCCACCCCCTAATTAAATCAATAAATTCCAATTCAGTAGTCACTGATAAATCCTCCGGTTTATGAATGTTTTGATATCGTGTTGAATTTAATGCCTGTTGCATTCTCGCCGTTGCGTCATGAAGGCTCAATTATTCATCCTAACTTAATATATTAACTGTGTTTTCGAAAATCTTAACCAACTGGGGAGACATATTAAACCGATTGGCATTCACCTCAATTGACTTACGTAGATTACCATCCTTATGTCTCTCGGAAGCGGCCTTCCAATCACACATCATTTCCACTAGATCGATAAGGTTCATGTCATCTATGCCATTCTTGTGGTGTTCCGGATGATGGCGGTTATTAGCATAGTGATGATTAAGAGCAGGCCCCATAGCTTCCCTAAACCCCTCATATTCTGTACTACCATATGTGGAATCGGCTAACTTAGGAGTGTATTCCGTGAACAGCTCCACTTCTGGAGACTCCAGTTTGCTCTGGTCATGTACCTCTGCACGCTTAAGCATGACCTTGATACACTTATTGAGTAGATTCCTTACACGTTCAATATGTCTGAACGTTACATAATTTGTCGCTTTTTGTTCATCTGTTAATAGCATTATTCCAAATCTCCTAAGTCCATATCGTCCAAATCATTCGTACTAGCACCGATCTTATAACTCGTGATCTCATGCTCTTGTGGAGCCACCTGTACAGCTCCACTATTCATCCACGGATCAGTCCATCCAAGTGGATTCTTACCAACGTTATCATACGGTAGATTAATGTTCTTACGGCGACTCATACATAGCCAGTCGATATACTGGTGAAGGGCTGTCTCACTAAGACCGATAATACTACCGTCCTTGAATAGATATGACGCCCACTCCTTTTCCTCATGAGCAGCGGCCTCAAACATTTTGATAGCAGTATCCCTACACTCATTAGCAGTCTCTACAAAGCCCTCGTCATCTACCGTATGAAGAATCTTTAAGATCTCCTGAGTATTGAATAGATGTAATGCCTCGTCGCGTTTAATGAGCTTGACTATGTCGGCATTCCCAGACATCTTCTTATTTTCGGCGAAGGCGAATGCACAAACAAACGAGACATAGAACCTAACCGCCTCTAGTATATTAATACTGATTAGGGTAAGATAGATCTGTTTCTTTACATCTCTAGTGGATCTACCCTGAGTAATACGGTTTAGTAGGTCATATTCCTTGACGGCGACCTCTGCACGCTTCATGATTTCCGGGTCGGTTAGGCAGGAATCGAACACCTCTCCTGGATTATTATATACATTTTTGATGATATAAGTGTAAGAATATGAGTGAACTTGTTCAAAATACTGCCAAACGTTCAAACAAGCCTCTAATTCAGGGTTGGATACGAAATTCTGTAGGGTTGGCACGCCTCTACAGATAACCGAGTCCATAACCGTCTGGTATTTGAGGTTAGCCGTGAAAATGAACTTATCATTCTCCGACATTATGTTCTCATCCTTGAAATCATTGCGGTCTTTCTTCAGCTCAATCTCTTCCGGAGTCCAGTGAAACTCCCGTTGCTTCTTGAATAGGTCAAAGAATACCGGGTACTTAAAGCGGTCATATCTCTGTAGACTGAGGTCTTCCCCCAGGAAGAGGGGTTGTTTCATGTAGTCGGTGTTGAATTTGTTTAGCAGAGTGTCCATTAACTAATTCCTTTCAATATGTGGGCTATGACCTCAACGGTCCATCCGTTACCAAGCATCTTATATCTCTGTGTATTACTCACGCATTCAGTATAGCAGTCTGGCAACGTCTGGAGTCTCTCGTACTCGACAGGAGTTAGCTTACGCAGACGCCCCTTCTCAATA